TTATCTAAGCCCTGAGAATGGAACTCAGATGCTGCTTTACTATAAGATACTAATTTAACTTTCATTCTTTAAATCCTTTACTCTGTGTTTCATCCAACTGATAGCAGTATGTATATGTCCTGTATCATGTTCTTTTAATTGTGATTGTGCATAAGCAATCTCTTGCTCAAGCATACTTATTTTAATTAAGTTTCCTGAAAAATCTTTACGTGTTTGTTTTCGACCACCCATTAATCACCTTTACCTGGTTTTTCACTAAAGTGATTTTCATATTTATTAGGTACTCCATCCCATTCTTTAGCATCTGAGGGGACATCTTCAGGACGAAACACTGTAATGTTTGGCCATAGTGCTGAATATTTTGTATTAACGTCTAACCATTTTAATGATTCTTCTGGAGTACTAAAAGCGTTGTCTGCTAATATAGCATTTGTTGGACACTCAGGTTCACATACACCACAGTCAATACATTCATCTGGATTAATTACTAACATATTTTCACCTTCGTAAAAACAATCTACAGGACAAACTTCTACGCAATCCATGTGTTTACATTTAATACAATCGTCGTTTACTAAGTATGTCATTATATTCTCGCAAGTCTAATTAACGTTGCTGCTAGATTGATTTCTGGATCTGCAACTAACGTATGATCTACTAACCCTTGTTTAATAGTTAAGACTGCTGTATCTTGTTGTGTGTCATCTCCAAACAGTTCAATGTTATCATATAGCCAGCGATAAATTTCTTCCATTTCTTCTGGTCGTACAGATCCACATAGTAACTTACGTGCTTCTTGAATCTTGCCTGCTTTAAATAATTCTACCATATCAAGTTTCCAGTCACTTGCACCAGAATCACCTTCATTTGGTTTAAGCAAACTTTTATCCTGTACGTTCATCTGTACCATATTAATGCATTTACGCAAATCTGGATAAGTTGCTTTTACGTATGTGTCTAAGATATCTAAGTTTGGAACTACGCCTTCTGCAATCAAAATCTCTGCAACTCTTGCAGTAAACTCTGTTTGATCAATCTTAGCAATATGAAAGCCTTGACAACGACTGTGTAGTGCAGGAATAATTCTGTTAGGATAGTTACATGTTAAAATAAATCTTGATGTAGTGTGATATTCTTCCATCACTCCACGTAGTGCAGCTTGTGCATTTGGACTTAAATAATCTGCCTCGTCAAGTAATACAACTTTGAAATCCCCAAACGGAATCATCTGTACAAAATTTACAATCTTATCACGTACATCGTCAACACTATTTGTACGACTTGCATTAATTTCTAATACATCTAAATCATTTATGTCAAGCTCGTTAAACAATAGTTTAGCAAGGGTAGTCTTACCAATACCTGCATTACCACTAAACAGCAAATGCGGAATAGTCTTATCTTTAATCCAAGTGTTTACTTGACTGCGTTGTGCATTATCTTTAAATACATATCCTGCAACTGTTTTAGGACGATATTTTTCTACCCATAATTCTTTCATTATTTTTCTAGTTCTCCTATTTCTTGGATCATTCGACCAAATAATTTAAACACATCTTTAGTATGATCGGGTTCAACTTGCTTGTATGTGCAGTACGCAGATATATTGTCTTGTGACATAACTACATCTCTAGCTTGTGTGCATTCATTTAGTGTTCCAAATGTTGCTGAGCTCACAATATTACCTGCTACTATAGTTACTAGTATTATAGTATTCATTTTTTAACTCCTAGTTCTTTATATGCTACTTGTATTGATTTAGCCTGAAAGTATGCGTCTGCTAATGCATTGTGAAGATCAGTTTGCATTAACTTCCTTGGGTCCTTTTCACATAACCCAAATAGTGTACGACTGTCACGTACAATCCAAAAGTTCCAAGGTATAGGAACGCCAGCGACCCTATACATGTGTTCTAATATAGTCATATCAAAACCGTAACCTTGTCCCCAAAGTATATCAACACCGACCATCCATTTATTAATCTGTTTTAGAGTGTCACTTACACTAACTCTATTATTAGGATCAAATGCTTCTTCCATTACTTTAGGATCTTGTTTACCCCACCATTCAATAGTGCTATCAGATGCTGTACGGCCTAAGCTGTCTTGCTCGTCAATATCTATTTTAATGTATAATTCTGAATGGGGTTCACTTGTATTAAGCGGATTGAACTTAACTGCACCTAAACTTAGTACAGTCGCACTTGGAGATGTATCAAGTGTTTCTAAATCGATTGTAGCGTGTATTGTCAAAACTAGACTCCTTCAAACTTTATATGTATATTATAACGTATAAAGTTGAAGAAGTCAAGTTCTTTTTAATTAAACATCACCGTCTTGTCTGTTTTCACTGTAGTGTGCATCAAAGTCGCCACCTGGGTAACGTGCTTTAAGTTTATCAATATTCATTTGAATAACTTCGTTTGGATCAATATTTAAAGCCATACAACCCTGCATCCAATACCACATGATATCGCCTAGTTCACGTTGCATATGAAAGATATTATCAGCATCTAAAGGCTTGCCTTGGAACATAATCTTTTTGACTACTTCAGTAAACTCGCCTGATTCAGCACCCAATCCCATAGAAGCAGTTACTAATCTTGGCATATCAACATCACGTTGATTAACTAGTGTTACCCAACGGTTAGTAAAATTATCGTTATTCTTGCTTTCGTCGCTGGTAACAGCATCTACAAATTCTTTATACTTGTTAAGGTCTATTTGCTTGCTCATTGTGCTAATGCTCCCGACGAATTTACAAATGAACTTGGATCTACAGTAGCATGTTCGCCATCTGCGTATTCTGCTCCAATATAAACATCACTTGGTTTTTCATCTGAAAATGCTAATACACTTTCGTTTTCTATCATACGGACTTCTTTCTCAGAATCTCCATCTTCAAGATTAATTCCTCGAGTCCAGCGTCCGTGCATAATTAAAACCCAATCTCCAACATTGTAATCTTCTTTATTAGTAGGACCTTTAGCATACACTTTACCCCAACGAGGATAAATTCCTCGAGTTGTACCGTTGTCGTCTTTAATAATAAGACCTGATTTAGTTTTTTGTTCTCCAAAGTACATGTGACTTACAAGTACCTTGTCTTTAATAGGCCGTAATTGGCCTTTTATTACACTAGTCATTAGTCACCTTTTTTTACAAAATTTCCAGATTCGTCTTCTTCCCAGTCGTCTGTTAAATCTTTTTTAACAGGCTCTGTTGTAGCTTTCGTAGTTTTTGCAGTTGTTTTAGCTGCAACTATTATTTGTTCTTCTATTTCTTCAGAAGTTGGCTTTTTAACGGCTACCTCATCAGGCATACTAGAAGAATTTTCATAGTATTCTCTTAGAACGTCTTCTTTCTTTCGAGTAATTTTACCACCTGGGCCTATTTCATCGCCCCGGGCGTTGACTTTTGCATTACCTACTGCTTGAGTAAGTTCATTTCTTTGACGTAACATGTCCATATCAATCTGCTTACCTTGCATTGATTTGTAAACTGTGCGTCCTTGTGCTTTCATTGGCATTGTAATACCTCCTTAGTTATATACTTACTTATCTCAGGAACTCTCTCCAGTCCAGGTCAAACTGGATTGAATTAATTCTATGTACGCCTATTAAGTATAGCACATAACTTGCTACACTACTACCTCTACCTACACCCCAAATAATATTATTTTCACGCATAAAGTCTACAAGGTAAATCATATACTGTAATAACGGTATCATACCTCTACCATCATATTCTGCAAGTTCTGTTGCACACCTTGCAGTTTCTTCTTGTGTTTTACACTTTGTTAATACATAATTATGTACATTTAGTTCTTTGTACTCCTTAGGCATAAACCATTCTGATTGTAACGCACTATCAAATGTCTTTTCGTCTACGTCAATTGGAATATATTTTGTAAGTGTAGGAAGTCCTTGTTCTGACATTACTGTATTAAATTTATTAATATCATCACTTTCGTCACAAAGTACCACATGACATTTATCCACATGGCCACTATAGATCATGTCAATTAAGTCGCGATTAGAGAATCGTGGTATTCCTAGGGTATCTGTTTTCATAAGCATATATATAGTTTAACTGATATTAATCAGATTGTCAAGACTTTTATCGCCATTTTCGATATTTTTCATGTCTTTAGATTGTCTTACTGTAAGCTCAGAGTTATACATTTCTAGTATTAACTGTATCTGAAGTTGTATGTCAGGATTACTAGACATAAAATACTTACGAGAAAGTTCGTCAATTTTATTAGTTAGTTCGTTTACTGAAAGATCCGATAAAGAATCTATTAATGGATTAAACAGTGAATTGTCCATGATACTGACCGTATACTGTTAAGCCAGCGTCACTTGACCAAAGATCTATAAAGATTGGATCAGTTTCACTAACAGCTAGAAAACTAACTGGCCAATTTGTATCTGTTTTTAATACTCTATTAGGGCCTGCAGAGAATGTAATTAATCTAGAAACTCCGTCGCCTTTAACAGCACAGCGTATTTTTCCTAATTTGCCAGTAGCTGGCCAATCAGTTAGTGTTAATGTAACATCAGCACCTACTGTGATAACTTGATAGTTACCGTTTACAAATCTTAAGTCTTGACTTGCTGTTACTTCGTCAGTTACATATGCTTCTTCTGAATTAGCAATAAAGTTTGCTTCTCTTATTACATTTCCGTTAAAGTCATTTTCTGCATTTAACTTTGCAGATGTAGTTTGCAACGAAGTTATTTCTGTTGCTGCTGTTGCTAATCCTGTTTTAACTAGACGGAAGTTATCTCTAAATCCCTGACTATCATTATCAGATCCAGCAACTGGATATAATTCGTTTATATCAGTTGTAAGTATGTTACTAGCCATTTATGATCTCTCCTATCTTTATTTATATAGTATTTATTGCTTTTAAATGTTAAACTGGTAATTTGCGAATAGCAAATATTGTTCAGCTGTGTTTCCTGTAGTATTATCTATAATATATCTATCTATGTCAAAATTTAATTGAGTAAAGTCAAATGCTTGATAATCTACAGCATTTTTAATAATTTTACTTTTACCCTTTAATGTATAACATAGTGGAACTGCAGAAACATAGCCTAATTCTTGTAACTGGCCCTCTTGAGCAGTTCTCATCCACAACGGTAAGAAGTTTCTTACAGTAATACCGGAATCTGCAATATTGTCTCGCATGTTTTTAAGATTTGAAATATAACGTTTTGAATCGTTCCTTTGATCACTGCTTATTGCATTACTATCAACTTTAATTACGTTTGTATTTACTGACTCTAAATACCAAGGACTAGTAGCAGTTTTATCTGCAACATATGCACTTATAGTTGCAGGAAACGTTACTGTAGATAAATCTCTTAATCCTATTAATATTTCGTTATTTTGTCCAGATACAACTTCAGTTCCGGTTCTTTGTAATACAGATATACTTCCACCAACTGGTATAATTTGTAGAGTGTTAGCAGTACTATCTCCTAGATTTCTCTCTTCAAAATTGAACGAAATAAATGGTGCAGGCTTATCGCCATACTGTGACTCACTTGTTAATAGTTTTGTTTTAGTATCAATTTGAATACTTTTTCTTACTTCGCCTGCTGTTGGTAAATAAGGATCAATAACCTCAAGGTATACAACTTCATATACAATGTCTTGCGTTCCTGGAGTCTTTGCTACTGCTGTCTTTATATTTCCTAGTTTAAAGTTTTTTCTTTTGTGATTCTTTGCTATCGCGGCAACATAGTGATCTATAGTTTTAGTTTCAATTCCAGAGTATATAAGCATATTAATTTTTCTTTGTATACCAAAATTTGGATCATCTGGACGATAGATATAACTTGGATTAAAAATTTCTGTATTACTAATAAACGTATTAAACAATGAACGTTGCGTTTGCTTAAACAATGGTCTTGCAAATATATCACTATAAGTTTTATTATCAGGATCGCCTACAGTTATATTAAATTCTCTAGTTGTTTTACTATATCCGAATTGATCTTGTACAGTTATTTCAAATATAAATTTTCTATCAACAGTTGATTTGTTCCCATCTAAAATAAATACTCCTTTATCAAACTGTGTTAATCCAATTCCATTAGTATCGTTAAACGTTTTAACTTTACCAGATATCGATCCGTCTAATAGAAGTGTTAGTCCCGGTGGAAGTTTGCCCTTTGTTAATGAATACATAACTCTTGCTGACACAACAGAGCTAGTTGCTACAACTTGTAAATTAGAAATATAATTAGCACTAATATCTGTAAAGTTTTGCGGAGTAATCCAAGTAATTCTAGAATCCACATCACCTAAAGTTTTAACAGTAAATGTTTTATTTGCTTCTGCTGTTTCGTTTGCTTGAGAAGAATATAAGTTAAAATCAAACAATTCACCTTTTTTAACTATTCTAGTAGTATACAACGGAATTAATTCAATTGGAGTAACTGCTCCGGCGTAGATAGTTGTAACTATATTAGTACTAACTGTTATATTTTCAAACATTGTACTGTTATATTTTATTAAATCATCTAGTGCATAATTAGCTTCATGATGCCAATCAGTTACACCTGTAGTCGATGCTCCTACGACTTCTTCCCAATAAATTTTAGAATTATCAGAATTAAAAGTAGTTGACACGTGAGGTATTCTACACCTATAAACTTTTTGATTTATATCTACACTAGAAATAGTATAAGAATAATCTCCGAAGATTAATGTTTTTCCAATTATATTAGTTATATATGGTAGGCCTAACTTTTTAATCTTTATTACTTGTTGTCCAGGAAGTGCATTTTCAAATGTAGATACTGTTAAGTTTTCTCCTAACGAGAGTTCGTCGTACGCAGTTGATATAGTAGTATCTGCTTTTGTTATAGTATAAGACTTTTCGTCTATTACTATCTGGCTTCCTATTAATAATGATACATCTTGATTCTTTGTTACTTTTAATACACTTGCCCCAAATGCTATATCTTCGTATATTGCTAACGTAACATATTGTTTAGTAGTTGTTGGTCCTACTCTACTTGCTTTAACTGTAAATTTATATTCTTTTGTTACACTAGGTTGGTATGGTACGCGACCAGCAATTTCTCCTGTTATAGTATCTAGCGACAATCCTTCTGGAAGAGTACTAGTTGTACCGTCGTCATTTACTTCTTGTAACGAGTATGACATAATACCTAATAGCTCGTTAGTATCTAATGTATCTAAGAATAACGTAACATAGTTATTCGCCCTTCGATATCCAAAATCTCTAGGAGTTAACCATAATGGTATTCTAATATGTGTATTGTCAGCAGTAAACACGCCAGTATCTACTTCCATAAGAGTATTATCTACTCTTACAAAATCATCTCCAACTACATAAATTTTAAATGTTCTTCTAGAAATAGTATCGCCGTCATTAACTGAAACAACAAATTCGTAATTTCTGCTAAGTTTTCTAGGCGATCGAGTTGGAATACTTAGGTCATAAATTGTAGTATCATAAAAGAAACTGTCAAAACCATTTGAACTTCTTACACCGTAATCATATGCAATATTATCAAAGTTACTTATATCGTAATTTCCAGAGTCAATTCGTTTTTCAATTGCAAGTATTGGATCTACTATTCCTATTAATTTTCCGTCAGTTGTTAATGTTATTCCCGGTGGAAGTACTCCATCTTCTGAACCTATAAAGTATTCTAATTTTTGCCCTGCTATTGTATCTGAATCTTCGGCAATTAATTGAAAGTCGATTGGACTATTATCTAATATATAAAATGCATTATTTTGACCTACTGGTAATAATCCTGCGGCAGTGTTCCATGTAGGAGTATCTGGACCTGTTACTTTTATAATAAAAGTTCTATCGTTTATTGTACTGTTGTATGTTGCCCGTAATACAAATTTGTATTCTGTATCTCTAGAAACTTCTCTTGGAGTACCAGTTATAGAGTTATCTTGGAGTACCATACCAAGTGGCAATTCGCCACTAATGTGTGTTACTGTATACAGTGTTGAATCATCAGCAACCACAGATAAATCTAATGGCAAATCTACTGTTGTAGATACACCTTCAACTAATGTTCCTAGAGTTTGTCCTGAAAATTGTGTCCAAAATACTGCCATGCTAGTTCCTAACTTTTAAGTATTTATCGTAACCTATACTGCAATGCTACCTAGGTCTATTTCACCACTTGCAACACCTGCACCTACGTATGTACCAAGATCTACGTTAGTTGATTTTCCTATGTAATCTAATAAGCTAGTATATGTTTCACTTATTGATCCAAAATCCCAAGCATTAGGCCCTGCGTTTCCTATCTCTCTAACGTCCACACCGTATACTAATCCCTCTATAGGACCATAAAATCCCGAAGCAGTTATAGTACCACCGTTTATAATATTTTTATTGTTGGCGTTTAAGTTTGCACTTAATGTAGGTAACGTATCTGACCCTACTACTCCTGTTGTACCGGATACATATAAATTCTGTCCTATAACAGATGTAGTAATTCCGTTAAGACCTTGAACAGACATTGTCTGTCCTCTACTAACTGTAACTGTACCACTATCACTAACAGCTATTAATTGGTCTAAATCAGTAGTTCCTGAAATTGTAATTCCAGTAGCTGACGAAGATAGTGTAATATGAGAACCTGCTATTAGTTTCTTAAAACTTAATTCTGAATTTGTATTACTTTCAAACACGTTTTCACCAAGTGATCCTAAATTTACGCCTGTTGCAGCAGTTGGAAACCTTGTATCTAGATCAACAAAGTTATCGTTAATTTTATCAAACGCAGTTCTAATGTCATCACCAGTGCCGTCGTTTGCTAGTTGTCCTATATTAATTTTTTGCGTTGTCATTCTATTTTTCCTTATACGTATGTATTTATTTGTTTGCTATACTAACTCCGATACCTGTAAAGTTTCCAACAGTTAAAGTATCTTTTGAAGCAAACGGAGTGTAGAAAATTCTATTTGTATTTTCTACTGGGATATAACCTGACGCTCCGCTAACTGCAAACATAGCATTTAGTGTAGCCTCGGTCGGTTTTGATATAACTTTACTAATAAAATTATTAAACAATGCATACCCTAATGGATTATTTGTTAATACACCTGCTTGTGTTCTTGAATTATCATTCCATTCAGGAGATAAACTTCCACCGTCAACGTATACTGAATAGTATTCCCACATTGCATAACATAACAAGTATTGATATTCTCTTGCAATTGCAGCATAATATCCGTTATAGGTTAATGGTGTAATAATATTATCTGTAATCCAAGCGTTGCTGGCTCCATTCTTAAATGATAGAAATCCCATAACATCGTCAATATCAATACTGCCACTATCATTAACATCACCCCTCTTACGACCACTTACAGTTTCATTTAAATATTCAGAATATTTAGAAGATATACCTCTAGAAGTTTGTAACATTTCATTTGACATCTCATCAAGATCTACAGTTGAATCTGGACTATATAATGCACTATATCCTGAAACATCAAATACACTATTTGTAATAGCTTCTTGCATTGCTGTCATCATTGGACTGCCAATTTGGCCACTTGTAATGTTTAGTTCGTATGGATATGCGTAATGTAATCCATGTTGACTAATAGTATGTAATACATGTTCTAGTACTTCAGTAACCTGTCCACCAACGGTATATCCGCCCCAGTCAGCAATACCTGAACCACTTGCGTCATCGTCTGGAAATTCCCATACATAGTCTTTTGCTCTATACGAAAATTCAGTATTTTGTAATCCCGGATAATTATTAGGTGCATCATCGTCTAAGAAAGATCGGGCATACTGTCCGCCATTAATGTAACCAATTCGTTGAACGGTTGGCCCTATGCCAAAGTTGCCTTCGTTGTTTTCATTAGCCATGCCGTCTATAGCCGCAGCTTGTTTTTCTTTATCTATACCTGATGCTTCGGGATCAAGTAATAATTGTACAGTCCGTGCAACCTTTTCTAAAAAGGTATCACTAATACCTTTAGCAGACACATCATATGGTCCATGCCCTAAAAGTTTTATTCCTCGTACAGTTAGTTCTTTAGTAAACGGCGGAAGCTCAGTAACTGTTTTAACTGAACCAGATGAATAATTTATTGAATCTCCAATTTGCTGAATACTGTCTTGGTCATCCCAATCATCAACAGTACCGTTATATAGCTTGCTAGGTGTTGAGTTTTTAAATATCCAGGCTTGTGCTTGTGCAGGAGTCAGCCCTTTATTCTGCTCTAGTACAGTTGCTAGTAGCCCACAAACATTTGGTGATGCCATACTAGTTCCACTAATTTTATATATGTGTTGACTGCTATCAAGTGGATGGGTTTGTCTATTGTTAGTCGCAGCCTTATCACTTGTTCCACTTGGATTATCATTTGAACTAGCACTCATAATTTGTGATCCTGGTGCATAAATGTTTACGCCTGGACCAGTGTTACTAAATTCTGATTTGTTTTCTAAATTACTTTGATAGTCTATGTCAATACTTCCTACTATAAGTGCTTCTTCATCATATGGGCTTGATCCTCGATGATAGTAACGAACACTACCATTTATAGTGACAGTATTGTTATAGTCTTGTCCGTTTGCGTTATCTACATAATAATAGTTATTTCCACAAGCAACACATATATGTATTCCTGCATCTATCATTTCTTGTACATCAGTATCAACACTAGTTATTCTCGAATTAATGTATCTCTTTGTACCAAGTTTGACAACGATACCAGCTGTTTGCCACATTGCATAATCATTGTTGTACCCGGAATCACCGTATGTCCAGGCGGCGCCCCTATATACTCCTACTGTAGGAGTAGCACTATTACTAAAACCATATCCCCAACTCATGTTTACTACTGTTGGTCTTTTAAATCCTGTAGCAGGATCGATAGGTTTGTTATTATGCCAACCTTTAATAACATCAAAGCAATCTGATACACTTATTCCTGTCTCGTCATCACCTGTACCTTCTAAGCCATAAACTTTTACTGAATAAATTTGTGCGTCTTTGGCCCAACCCATTGTGCGGCCAACTGCTGTGCCAGCAACATGTGTACCGTGACCGTCGTAATCTCTATAATGATTTGCACTCTGTGTACCTGACACGCCACTAGCTGCAAACCAATCAATTTGGTTTACTCTACTTACACCGTTAGCATCAGTAAATTCAATATGTCCTACATCAAGTCCACTATCTTGTATTACAACATCAACACCTTTGCCTGTTAGATTGTAATTAAACGGAAGTGTAGTTTCAGTTGTTTGATTCCATACATCTTCGCGATGTATTCCTCGCATCATTCCCCAGTTTAGATCAGTTGACGCATCAGCTGAAGTTTTACGCCAGCTACCAAATTGTTGAGCACTAAGTCCAATTTCAATATCAGTACGTTGTTCTGGAGGAATTTCAACTCCACATACTCTAGCATCGTCAAGTAGTGCTACCGCTTCTGCGTCCTCTAACATGTAATGAGTATTACGCTGACTTAACGGCCTAGCATTTTCTACGGTTATTGTTCTATTGGGAATGTCACCAGCACCAGTTGATGCGATCATTTCAGCATTAAATGCATCGTAATCGACACCGCGGTTAAGACTTACAATATATTCTTTTTCAGCCATTTACGCAGTCCATGGCCTGCCAACAACAAGCCCTCCGCTGTTTGCATTATCTATTAATGCACCTGTGTTACTTGAAGCATGATACCTAGTAGGTAATTGAGAAACAGTAAGAGTGTTTCTCGCCCTGTATGCTACTGCATCTGTATCTGTGCTACCACTAATTGTACCGTTTGCAGCCACTGTTTTACCTTCTCGCTTGGCTAGTGCTTTTGCAAGTTTGGTGTCCTGTCTAGTACGTTTTAGTGTTAGTGTTGATATCCCATTTGCGGCCATTGTAGTCTCCTAAACGATGTTAATAACTGCACCCATACCACTATGAGCAGTACATTGGTAATATAATGTTGCTGGAGCAGTCATTGGTACTATAAATGTAATTGTAGCATTAGATTGACCATTATTAGTTACACCAGTATTATATGCTGAACCACCGTTACTTACTCTTATTTGGAATGGATGTCCGCTTGCATTTACAATAAATTTATATGTTTCACCTCTTCGCAAGTATAATACAGGATCGTTAGCATTTGCAGTAAAGAATTTTGAGTCTGCTGCAAACACGTAGTCACTTGATCCGCTTGCTGTAATATTAAAAGAGTTTTCTACAGTACCACCAAATGATCCTGCTATTGTTCCTGTAAATGTTGGACTAGTAAACATAGTTGCTTTAGATTCGTTTGTTGCATTACTCAACCCAACCATTTGTTTTGTTACGCCGCCAACTGTTCCTGTAAATGTTGGATCAGTAAACATCGAACTTTTCGATTCGTTTGTAACATTACTAAGTCCAACCATTGTTGAACTAATACCACTTACTGTTCCTGTAAACGTTGGACTTGCTAGTGTAGCAAATCCTGCTCCGTTAGTTAACTGACTAGTGCTAGTTGGAATGTCTGTGCTAAGTGCATTGCTAACCCATGCTGCACCTGTATAAACTTGTGTTCTATTTACAGTTGAGTTATAAACAACATCACCTTTTGCTGGTGACAATGTATCTCTAACTGTTGTTGTTGCATTAAATAATCTTAACGCTCCGTTTTGAATTCTTACTGCGCCTATTGCGTATAAGTCTAAAGTTGTAGCTGATCTAATTTCAGGAGTTCCTGCAGACAAGCTAACAAACTCTGTTGCTGTTATTTTGTTATTTACAACTAGGTCATTCTCTACAGTTAAGTCACTGCTTATTGTAACTGACGGTGTAATAGTAATACCACTTGAATCATCAGTGTCAACAACACTAGAAGCAAACGTAAAGTTACCAATACTGGCGCCACCACCACTTTGTGCTACCCATGCATAATCACTACCGTTCCAACTTAGTACATAACCAGTTGTTACGCTACCTGCTTGATTTAAATGGGCGTCAACGTTGGTGTTTGCATATCCATCAGTAATGCCATATCCTGCTAGTGTAGTTGCATTATTTGCTAACTTTATCCATGCACCGCCATGTGCAAAGTAACCTGCTCCTGTAGCATGTACATGAGCAAACATACCATGGTATGAACTTGCAGTAGGTAGATCACCCTCAGTTGCATAAACGTTAGAATATAGTATCTTGTTTGTGCCTACGTCAAAATCACTATTTAGTAAATCACTAACTTGTGCTTTTGTAATTGCTGTTGCATTAATAGTTAATGTATCTCCTGAAACTGCTGTAGTAATATTAGTACCACCTGCAATTTTAAAAGTTTCACTACCGTCTACTGCTGTACCTGTTGAGTCGTCTCCTACAAAAGTAATAGAGCCTCCAGATCCATCGTTTGTAGCGTTAAACCAGTTTGTTCCGTTATACTTTAAAACTTGTCCGTTAGTTGGAGAAGTAATAGTAGTATCTATAATACTGTTAAGTGAACTAATATTTACATTATATAACGATGATGCGTCAACTCCTGGAAGTTTTCCACTTGCATCTAGCTGTACAATTTTATTTGCTGTAGTTCCTACATCAACTGCTATAGTTCCTGCACTTGTAATAGTTCCACCAGTTAGTCCAGTGCTTGCTATTACGCTTGTAACTGTACCTGTACCTGATGCTGTAATTGGTTTCCAATAACTATTTGAGTTGTCCCAACTTAATAGCTGTCCGTCTGTTGGTACTACTGTGTGTACATCTGCTAGATTCTTTAAAAGTGATGCGCCTGTGAGTGCATCTGTAATTCCATAACCTGCAAGTGTAGTGGGTTTGGCTGTAAGACTATTAAATGAACCTGTAGTTGCTATTGGTGCTAGATTTGGTGCTCCAGTTAGCCCGGCATATGTTCCATTAAACGCATCTGTAATTCCGTACCCAGATAATGTAGTAGGCTTGCTAGTAATAGTAGAAAAACTAGTACCAGTTAATAAATTTTGTGAATCTGTTAAACTTGAAATATCTGTTGCAATAGTTGGAGTACCAGTTAGATCTGCATACGCCCTACTAAATGGAACAAAATTAGCTCCTGCTATAATAAGTGAAGCAGTTTCTATAAACTGTGCATTTCTAACACCACCGTTAGCTAGATCTAAGCTATCACCATTTGGCAATTCCTTAAGACGGTTATTATCGTTGGTGTCAATTATTATTGGAAATCTATTTGCCATTAGTTACATCCTGTTTCATATATTTATCGTATCTCATTATAGTGCTGCAATCCTAATCTTAAATGCTGCAAAGTCTGCACTTGCTGCAACTTCTGTTTTTAATGATGCAATACTTACGTAGCCAGGTATAGTACCGGCAACACCGTCTACTAATAGTGTACTGTTGTCTGCAAACACACTACCTGTTACGTCTCCAATTAATGGACCGTACAGCGTACCTGTTAGTCCGTCCATCATTAATTTTGAATCGTCTGCAAACACACTTCCTACTATGTTATTTACTTGAAGAACATCTGCACCTACTACTAAGTTTCCATCGGATGATCCACTTAGTCTCACGCCATTAATAAAAATATAATCTTTAACATATAGTTCAGACCACCGTTTTGTTGCTGATCCTAAACTATTAGTATCGTCAACACCTGGAATTATATTTGCTGCAAAGTTTTCAGTGTCAGTCATTGAACCACCGTACAGTTCATTAAAGTTTTCATTTACTTTTGTAAACGCAGTACGTAATGGATCACCGTCTCCTTTGTTTTGAGACTTTCCAGTATTAATTATTTGCTTTGCCATTATATTTTCCCTACGATAATTTCAATAGTACTCTTGCCGCTGTCGGGTTTATTTTCTAACGACTTACCTATTATACTTCCTGGTTTAGGATCATTATTTACAATAGCATATCCTGGAACTGCACTAGCAACTAACATGTCGCCTTTTACAACTATTCCAATTACCTTACATGGTACTCGTCCTGTCATCGCAACATCAGTTGGATGTTGTCCTTCTAGTTCTGAGTTCATTAAGTAAGCTGGATTGGTTGAAACAACTCCAACTACTCTATGATCATCTTTTGTAGATGTTACTGTAATCTCTTCAGTTCCGCCAAGTACAACTACTGTGCCTGGCTCATATGCTTCATCTGCTAAATATTTCTCAGCTAAGTCAGCATACCTTGCTGTAGTAGCTGTACCTGAGAATGTAGTAGCATAAACTGTATTAAACTTTAATGGTGTTCCGCCACCTTGTCCTAAGTTAATAGTATTATCAGCATTTGGTAATATGTTAGCATTTACTCTACCAGTTATAGTAACAGTGTCAGTACCTGCATTACCTATTGTAGTATTACCATTTAAAACAGTTGCTCCAGCTACCGTAAGTCCATTATTTATAGTTGTCGTTGTACTATCAACTTTTATTCTTACTGCTCCGCCTGTTACAACTTGGATAACATCAGCTGCTGCTCCGGCAAATCCTGTTCCTGCACCAAGACCAATACCTGTTCCGTTAGCATCTCTTTCACCATTTGCTTCAATAAAATTAGTATATGTCCAATCTACAGCTGCAAACGAATTTGCTGCATAAGACGATCCCGCTTGGAACACTGATTGCGTAGTAATACCTGTTGCACCAATGTCTACGTTACCTGGAATATTAACAACTGGATAAGTTACACTAGGACTTACACTTCCACCTGTTGCTGTAAGTATTGTACCTTGAGCCGGTGTTTTAAGGGTAAGTGTTCCTGAACTTTCTGATAAGATTTCGTAAGTATCAGTACCACCAATTATGAAACTGTTAGCTTGTATTGCTCCTGATGTTTTTCGTCGAACCATAGTATCACCAGTTGAACTAGTTGATACTGCTGCAATACCATAAACTCCTGCTGATAACTTAATTAAGGTTGAACCTGGAAATCCTGCGTCGCTTGATACAATAGTATTTGTAAAGTCACCGTCAACAATGCCGCCGCCTGCAAGCAGTACATTTGTAAATGTTATTTCTTCAACTGCTCCTGTTCCTGCTGTTGTTCTACCTAGAACATTCCCTGTACCAATATTTGCAAGTTCAGCAGCTGCAATACCACCGGCTTTAATTCTAACATATCCACTTGTAGTTTCAAAGTTTTCATCACTAAATTTAGCAAGTCCTAAGTCAGCTTGTACTTTAGTAGCTGAACCTGCCCAACCTGTTGTAGCGTTATCTTCATCAAATGTATCTGCTGAAGTCATTGCTAATTTACTTTGTACAATCGCTGCACTTGCATTAACGTCTGCATTTATAATTGAGTTTGGAGCAATTTGTAAGTTAATCTCTGTTTGAGTAGCTGTTCTTGTTGCTGTAATATTAATATCACTAGCTGTTGCCTCTAACGCATTTGCCCATTCGTCCATAGGCGTAGTTAATACTGTTGCTGTTGCAGATAAGTTAGTTAATGAATTACCAGTTGCAAATACTCCTGCTCCTACAGTGTAAGTAACAATACTAACACTATATGAATTTCCTAAAGTACCAATTATTTGATCTGTTGTAGTTTCTATGTCTACAATAGTACCGTTAATTGCTGCATTGCCAACTAGTTGTATTGTATTTCCAATTGCCCACGTGCCACCACTTGGTGGTGAAACATAAATTCTTTTCTTACCTGTTGCAACTAATAAATCGTCTCTAGCTTGATTATTATTTTCAACACTTCTTAAGTCTGCAAGTGTATCAAATTCTGTAACTCTGCCGTCTACGTAGTTTTTGTTTGTAGCCGCTGTACCATCACTGCCTGGATTTGCAACGCCAGTAACTAAATTAGTACCCATTTGTAAGGTACCTTCCATTGGCCATGCACCGTTCAACGGTACGTATCCTATACCAAGTCTATTACCACCCGGTGATGCTGCTATTTGAGATCCAGTTGTAGTTCCACCTAGTCGTCTATTTAAGTATGCAACAACTGACTTCTCTGTTGGAACTGCACTTCCTGATTCATCAGCCATTGTCTCATCTGCTGAAAATTCATTAATAGTAACACCTTTAGTAAATCCAAGTGCGTTAGCGTTAGATAATCCAATCTCTCCTGAGAACGTAATTAATCCTGTTGCTTGGTCTACACTAAAGAATTTACCAACTCTAAAGAATCCGTATTGGTCAGTACTTACAAAGAATACTCTACCTTTTCGTCTTTCCCAAACTTGTGCTGCTGTAGCACTTGCTGCGGCAGTATAAAATTCTGCTAGTGTATTTTCTGCTTTACCTAAGATAATATTTGGATAGTTACTATCATTAAATGATCCAGTACCAACATTTGTAAAATCGTGTCCTGTAGCCCTAACAAGAGATATTGAAACTGTTAGTTCTGCAGTAGCTCCGCTGTTTATTCCTAATTTAATTAGTTCACCGGCTGATGTTGAAAATGCAGAGTTTAATCCAGTACCACTGTAGCTTGCATTAATATTTGTTCCTGCTACATCGGCAATAGTAATATACGCAACAGTTGAATCACTTTCATAATTTGTTACTTGATGAGTTTTACCATTATGTGTAAATATCATACCGCCGGCATACCCAGCTTCTCCAGGTTGCAATCCTGCAATATCTCTAGCAATTCTAGTTATGTCTGATGAGTTAGTTAATTGATTAATAGCAATTATTGTAGCGCCTTGGGCATCACCAAATCCTTCAAGATTTAAAATATTTGTTGTAATATCTAAAGTAGCATACCCTGAGTCTAATGTAGTGAATATACTATTTGCACTTACTGCTTGTCCGTATGGATCAGTAGTTTGGAAATCAATACTACGATATGTTGCAGTATCACTTTCATCAAAATTGATAGCAGTGTTTGGTCTAACATTAAGAGTCGCTGGATCAGTTACTCCGTTAATTATATGTGATTTATGATTTCGGAATTTTATTAATGTACCATCAGCTACTGTTGCTCGTATTGTACCAAAAAAGTCTGCTGATTGTGCAGAATCTACGACTAAATCAAGTTTGTAAAGGATGTTATTAATTAATCCCGGCCCAGTTGAACTTGCAAAAGATACAACATTAAAAGTTAATGACGCACCGCCTCCACTACCTAGTTGGCTATCTAATATAGTAATAGTTTGAGTATCAAGATAGTTTTGTCCTGGTCTGTTTGGCACAACTGCTGCTGCACCAGAACCGTTAATTGTAATATTAAATGATGCGCCACCACCTGTAACTGTACCTGCACCTGTGTATGCAGTAAATCCAGTGCCGTTAACTGTAGTAGTTAATGCTTCATCTGTATAAAGTTGAATGGTATTATCAGGAGTATTTAATCCGTCATTGTAAGTAACTCTCTTAGAATAGTATGTATTACCATTTAATTCTGTCGTACCGATAATACCAGCAATTACAATTTTAGAACCATCTCTTAGTCTATGGTCAGTTTGCATACGAACTTCCACTGGGTTTGTCCACCATTTAAGTCCAGCTATTAATTTAACAGAGCCGCCGGTACCTTGTACGTTATTGTATGTTCCAGCTGTTCTTGCAGCATCTGCTGCACTAATACTTGTAACTGATGTTACACCAGTTACCATAGTAGAACCAAATTCACCAATGTTTCCGTTTTGAGCTACATCAGATACGTTTGCTACTGTTTGTACTTGATAGTTAAATGTTCCTGTAGAACCGCCGTGTGCAATAGTAATATGCGAATTGTTCAATGGAGCAGTTAACAAGTCAGTGACATAGATGCTTGTATCACCTGTTGCGTTTGGAGTAGTTGTGGTTGTAACAACTTTTGCAGGTTGTTCTGTTTTATCTTGTAATGTTACTTGGTCTGGAATTTCGTTAGGATCAGCACCTTCTGCAACTAGACCAAAGTTACCATAACCGTTTGAGCAATTTAATGCTCTAATTTCTGAGCCATTGTATGCATAAAATGCAACCTGATTATAATATGTAAATGTAGATACTTGTTCTGATACAGCACCGTTATTACAAATTAATCCATATCCCATATCATTAATTTGTGTAAAGTTCTGTGCTAGTAATGATCTATTACCTGACGTTTGAAAGAATAGATCTCTGTTATACAATCCGTCAGCAAATTGTGTTTGGTCGTATCCTGTATTACTATTAGAATCTGCATCCAAGTAAACTTTACACCAACCATTGCCGCTATCATAATCTGATATTGCATTAATTTGATATCTTCTACCTTCTACATAAAACGGACAAGGTAATAATGGTGCTCTTAAAAATAGTCCTTGTCCTGGTAGACTTCGAACCCAAAGAGTAAAGTTATTAATTTTTCCATTTTGTGATCCACCTAATGATGCTCCTGGATCAATTGTTTCTGGAACATAAACAGGAAGGTTTGCTACGTATGCATCAATATACATTCCGCCAGCAAATGTCTTTTTGTTTTCACTTTTAGAAAAACTAGAACATGCAAAAATATAAGGCGACTTAGTTAAAATTTGTCCTTCAGGGTCAAGTACACACATAAATCCGCCATGTCCTTGTGCTGACACGTTAGTAATGATAGTAGAATCGTTCATTAAGAACATATCCATAGCATCATTTCGTTTTGGTGGATTGTAGTCTATATTAAATGCGTAAGTAATTCTTCCAATTAAGTTTATCGCTATGGTACCTGTGCCTGATTCTCCGGTTCCACCTGTAAGTACTGGAGGAGCATATCCTGCTGCAGACTGATTTTGTAAAATACTACCTGAAGCATATGTTCCAGCCATTAATAAATTAGCAACTGCTCCTACTTTTGTAATAGCATCTCTTGTAATAGCCTCTTGACCTAAGAATCCTGCTGATGCCCATCTGCTGATATAATTATAATAATATTCTCCTGCCGCAGCAGTAACAAACTCTGCACCTCCTCGAGTAAGATCTTTTTGTATTGAGTCTACAATTAAACCAACATCTCTTCTACATTTTGTTGCATTGTAAGTAAAGTTAACAAAATTATCATCTACAAAAACAATTGTACTATCTTGTGTTGCTGCAGTAGCAGAAAGTATTGCTGTTCTTGCTGTTGTAAATTGTGAAGCAGACCATGTAACACTTGGAAGCGTTTCGCTTGGTAATCCTGATACACTGTTTGCTGTTATAACATCTTCCATTACTTGAAGCAGTCCGCTAAATTCAGCTTGCTCTGATGTTGATGCTCCTTCTAGAGATACATTTTGTACAACTCCTGATTGTAAATTTGATACAATATTATCAACAAGTACTACTTCACCAATAGTTGACAATTGATTAAATGCAGCTGCAAATGCTGTTCTTTGAGCTGATGTAGTTGTCCACTGCTCTGTTGCTCCAATATACCAACTGTTGGCAACATCTCTTGATGCACTATTTCCGCCGTACTGTATGTCATAACTTACAGCATTAAGTGCCCTTTCAACTTCGTGTTTGAACCTAGTACTATCATATGATAAACTACCATAATTAGCAGTAATCCAAGCTACTAGTTCTGCTTGTAGGAATAAGGTATTTCCTTGTAACTGTTTACGAGCCTTTGTTGCATCTACATCAACATCAGCGCCTGCTGAGTTTGTAGGATAAGAAAATACTAGTGTGTTTGCACCTGTATCAGTATTAACTGCTCCGTTAGTAATAATATCAATTATCTCATTAATTGCATCATCTAATCTAGCAATACCTTCTGGTGATAATTTAACAGCTGCTAAGTTTCTTACTAGATAACCTATGTACCTAATAGAACTAATTGTAGCTTCTTTGTTTGCTGCAACTGCAACCGCTTGAGCTGTTTGTTGGTAATATAATCCTCTAGCAATAGCATTATAGTTTGTGTCTAATGTCATGTCTAATGAAATTGCTTTTAGAATTAAGTCTACTCTTGTTCGCCAAACTGACTCAGTATAAGTTATACTTGGAGCGTTTGCTGTAATATAAGCAATAACTTCTTCTTGAATAAATGCTTTGTTAAGTCTTATAATTTCTGCAGCTGTTGTGTAATTTCCTGTATTAGTAATAGCTGTACCGATTGCTAACGGCTTATCAGCATCTATCAAATAATGGTAACCAAAGTAACCTTGTTTTACATTTGATTGGTTAAAGAAAGGCGTTCCTGTAACTGCTGTGCTTAATCCATCAAATTCTGTATCTCTGTAAAAATAAGTATTTGCCCAAGTTGACTGTGAAACTCTGTTCTTAGGTTTGATAATAACTCGTCTATAGTCATCACCTTTTAATGATACGTTAGCTGGAACTCTAATAGGATAGTCTTCTTCGTATACTCCTGATTCAATCATAACAGCAATTTGCTTGCTTCTACTAGTATTTCCGTAAAGTATACTTTCACCTATTTCAAAGTCTTTTGGTGTTAGTAGTTGTACTTGGATAGTATCATTGTTACCATTACTAGAATCATTTGATGTAATGCTTACAATTTTAGCAATTGCTTTTGATAATGACCCAGTAATAATCTTGCCTGGAAGCAAATCGTTGTTAGTCGAAATACCTTGGTCTACATAATTTAATGATCCATTATTAAGAACAACTTTATAGTTACTACCAAATACTTCATCAGATCCGGAACTAATTCCGTTAGTAACAATATTTGTAATAAGATCAAACTTTGCACCAACAGCTACTCTTGCTGTTGTATCTCCATCACCGCCTGCGTTAGTCCATCTGTCTACTTCTGTTTGATAAATTACTCCAACCTTACCAGTAGTAAATACTGAAAAGCCACTACTTGTATCATACGGAGTCGTTAATGTTTCATCAGTGAATAATTCAAATGTTTGGTCTGTTAATACTTTAACAAATGCAGTAACATTATTAATTTGTGTCATGCCTGCAGATACTACAAATGTTACTTGATTTTTATCTACAAGTCCGTGCGTTGTTGATGTACCAACCACAGCTGGAGATGCTATAGTAACACTCGCTACAGTTTTTTCATTATACAAATCTTGTTGTAATAATGCAGTAACTAGATTCTTCTTAAAAGTAATAGATGCTAGTGTTTGTGTTAATTGAGTTGTAATTGCTTTTCTAGCACTTGCACTAGAATAATATCTTTCTGCAGCTGCTCTAGTTAATGTATTAGCATTTAAACCTCTATTGATATCTAGTGCAATAGAATCTAATATTAATCCTGAATCTCTTTCACATAACTCAATATCATAAACAAAAGTAGGATATGTAAATTTTAAAAATCCTGTTAATTCTTTAATAATAAAGTTTTTATTTTGTTCTATAATAAGTCTTGTTTGTTCAAATACTGGAGAAACAACATCTGCAACTGTAACCTCTGCAAAACTAGAACCGCTATCTTTTGTAATTATTTGTTTGTAAGGTGAAGTATCTGCTGTTGCTGGAGAAGATGCTTTAATTAATTCGTCTGCTCGTTTCATAGCAGCACCAATAGTTTTATATGCGTATGTTAATGCAGTACCTTCCTTGCCAGACGGTACACTGATCATTCTGTCGTCGCCAGTAGTACTTACAAATAAGTTTGTTGAACTTGAATAAGCGGTGTTGTCAACATAGTATTTTGTTGCAGCTTGCATATCTTCATTACCATTTGGCTTACCAGCTCCTGCAAGTTCGCCCGGATGATCATTTAGATATAATGCTCCAGTCATATCATCGCCTTGACGACGAACGATACTCTTACGTGGTAGTGCAACATCTTTTAAGAAATTGCCATATAATGTTGAGTCGTAAGTGTTATCAACTAATGTATGTACATCTGCTGCTGCAATAGTACCGGACACTGCTAGTTTTGTAGCATTAGCAACATCTAAGTTTGCGTCCGCAGCACTAGCTGCAGATGTGTGTAAAGTAAAGTTATTTGCATCTACACGTCTAATATAATAAACAGTTCCTGAAACAAGTCCAGATGGATCAGTGTCCTCAGCTTTAAATTTATAGGCTGTTCCATTTATACTAGTGTCATATCCATGACTAAGAACTTCTAAGTTGTTGTTTAAGTATCTATTAACTGTTAGTGTATATTGTGTTACTGTTGCAGGCTCGTCTGCAATACGTACTGGAGTAGTTCCTGTAGTATCATTAATAATATATCTGTTATCTGCATAACCTTTGTTAATAACTAAGTCGTCAATTGTTACACTATTATCACCATGACTTGAAGCATATAGTGCAGCCGCAGCTTCTGATACTGATACGTTTGCTATTGGATTTCCAACTGCTGACATCGGTCCGCCGAGACTTGGTGTTAAGTCATCTGACATTGAAGTAAACGCTGTTGAAATTATAAGTTTTCCCGCTACGTTGTAACTAAATGTAATAGTATCTGTTGCGCCACCGCCTAGTGCAGCATTTGAAGCAAGCGTTGCTAACCCTATTGCTGTTCCTGCATCGTTTACTAACGGAATTGTATTTGCTGTTAATTCATTTGGAGTATCTGCTAACGCAGTAAAGTTAATAGTTCCGCCTTGCCCAAAAACTGCATATAGTTCTGAAAAGT